TCCACCCGATCCATTGCCCCAAGATTTACCCTTTAGGCTCGGCAACCCATCAGTAGCAATCAATTGAATAGGATAGGGCGCATCAGCGTAAAAGTCTTGCACACCATCGGGCAAAAGCCATCCCTGAAAATCTAAGTTTCCATTTTTATAAAGCTCGATTTTCCAGCTTTGTTCGGGAACGCTCGAAAATTCCTTTGGTGTAAATGTCAACCCATCATAAACCAGATTGATCGTTAGTTGCGTTGAACAAATTACGGTCGTTTTATCCTCGTTCGGGTCTGCCGTTTTCTTTAAAAGTGGCTGATCGGTGCCTTTAATAACTTTCGGATATTGTGCGCCTGGGTAATTATTCAGCATATCCAAAAACCGTAATTCCCAATTAACAAGGCCGTCAATTGATTGAAACGCAAGCTTATATTTATAGTGAGTTGTGGATGTGTCAAACGGCGCAATCGTTACCGGCCTGAATACCCCGCATGAATTACTATCAACGGCTGAAACGGTGTAATTACCGGGGACTAATCCGGTAAACAATCCTGTTGAATTATTGATGTTAATCAGAGGGGACAGGCAACTCAAATTATAAACAATTCCGCCAAAGCTGGATATGGCGAACATGTTGATAGAAGCGTTATTATTATGACTATCAGTTTCAGGTGTTACAGTAAGTGTTTTTACGTAAATATCGCATGTCGGTTTTACATATCCGCAGTACGATGAATTATGCAAAATTTCGGAATAAGCATAGGGCGTTGTGGCTTTAACTTTAAAGGTGTATCGGTCGAATGTACCAGGCTGGCACATAACGCCAACAATCGTATCAACTGGCGGTTGGCTTGATGCTCCCGGAGTGGCCGTATCGTAATAGCTGATATTGACAAGATTTGTATCATCTACAATAACAGATCGTAATATATCCGGGGTTGGATTATACGTATATAAGGTAACAAATCCCATTTAATATAAAGATAAGTTTTTTGACTGAAATACAACGTAAAACCAGGTACAAAATAATTTACTTTTTATATCAAAATACCGTGAAAACACGGGTTTGCTTTTTAATATAATGCTTTTATATTTGAAGTAATCAAAACCAACCCAAAATGAAAACGATTGCAGTAATATTTCTTTCCCTATGTTTTTTAAACGCGAAGGCGCAAAAATTCCAATTCCCATTAGCCCAGGATAGCACTATACTTTATGAACATGTGCAGGATTTAGGGCAAAAATATTCAGCAGACAACCTTTATAAAACTGCAAAAACATGGTTTGTGAACACCTTTAAATCATCTAAAGATGTTATTCAGTCCGAAGATGCTGTGAATGGCAGAATTATTGGTAAGGGCATTATTAATCTGTCGATTAAGGGATGGCTGTGCAATATGGGCATCGTTGGATATACATGCCATTTCACAATTCAGATAGATGTTAAAAATAATAAATATCGCTGCAGGGTATATGACATTGGTACAATTGGTCAAAATGTATTTGGCGGAACGTTTGATAAATCCCTATCAGAAGTATATTATGATTATTTACACAATAAAATAAAAACTGGCTTAATGTACGGCAAACAACGGGCTGAAAAAAATCTTTTAGATGCGTTTACATCGGTAGATTACAACATAGCCAATATTTTGAAATCACTCAACGACACAATGTTAAAGGGCATAAATGATGATTTTTAAGAAATCCTACCATTCATTTTTTTAGCCCTCGTATGTTGCAATAGAATATCCTGACCGCGCAATACACCAACGATCTGCCCATCCTTATATCCACCACCGTTATTGCCGCTAACACCGGCAAACTCTTGTAAGTGCTTTGGCGTTACGATTGCTTCAGGGCCCGCTTCGCCGAACATCCCGACATGGGGTTGTGTAAATATACCGCCATCGGCGTGTTTACCCATTCCGGCCATTGATGTAAACAAACTGCTAAATGATGAACTCATACCTAACGAAGATCCAATTGTTGACGCACCCCCAGTGGCTATACCCAATATTAAACTTAACGCCAACGCAGCGGCTGCGGCAGCAACTAATTTCTCTATCAATTGCACTAAAAACGATTTCATGGCAGCTATAAAGCTCTGTGTGCCATTTAAAGCCGATTGAAACGCATTTTCCAATCCAACGCCAAAGGTTTTCATTAAATCCTGCCCAATAGCCTTTTCTTCTTTCAGTTCGGCGTTATATTCTTTCTGTGATTTAGCCGACTTCGCCCTAAATGTAATAAGATCAGCAAGCGCCTGGGCCTGCTTTTTCATGCCGTCGACAATACTATCATGTCCACCGAAATTATCTTCTCCAGCGGTCGCTGGTGCATCCATTACATGTTGCGCTGAGTGTTCGGTTGTTTTATTTTCCGGCACCTTGCCGATCTCGGAATTAAGCTCTTTAATCTTATCGATCTTAGCCTGTATCTGTTGGATTTGTTTTTCTACAATGGTGGGATTCCAAAAGTCAGGAACGTGGCCTTTTACAATTGCGTTATCTTCTTCGGACTGGAGTTTGCGTAGTTGTTCCTCCAGTTCAACTAATAAATTCTTTGCTGCTTTAATTTTGGGGATGCCTTTACTATCTTCCGGGGCTGTTTTAAACCCAGCCCCTTTTTCGGCATTTTCAGCCAATGTTGCCATTTTTGAATTGGCATCGTTAAGTTTACCGATATCTGTATTTAAATCCCTAACGGCCTGTTTGTTTTTTTCCAGTTCGCTTGTTGCGCGCGCTAAAACTGCGGGATCAAACGTATTACTTGCAGCGCCGTTACCCCCTGCATACTTATTGCTTTCGCCTATGTTCTTTTTTGCTTGTGCAACCTCTTTTTGTAAACGAACTTGTTCTGTTAATAAATCGGTTCCCTTTTGTTGATCCTCGAATATCCTGTTTGAGTTTTCGCCGATTTTAGCCTCGTAAGCCTTTGCCATAGCTGCTTGCATAATCGCAGTAGCTAATTTATTATAAGCGGTCGCATTTTCACCCAATAATGTTTTTTCCCGGTCTGCATTGGTAAAGAACTGCGGGTATTTACGCGCAAGTTCATCGTAGGCTAAATTCCGCTCAATTAAAGACAACTTGTGATCCTGTGTGGCCCTGTAAAGTTCCCCTAATCGTATGATTTCACTTTGGCCGTCCTGCTTTCCCTTTAATGTTGCCTGGCGCACGCTATCCAAAGTAGAAATATAATCCTCGGTAGCCTCTTTGGATTTTTTAGATGTTTTTTGGAATATTTCAAACAGTATTGTTACCGCCAGTATTGCACCACCCACACCCATCATTGATGATGTCATAGATGCCAATGCGCCCCTAAGTGACCCCGTTTCGTTTACAAGGCTTGTGATATGGTGTCCCATTGCCATTAGCATCATATCGGCTCTTTGACCGCCTACTGCAAAAGCTAATGTACCATCCCGCATGGCAGACAACCCCGACCGCATTTGAATAAATTGCATCGATGCGGATTGCGCACGGCCCCCTAAGTTGTCAACCGATTGACTGGCTGCTGCCAATGATGCCGATACCTGATTACTTGCATCGCTGGCTGTTTGTGCAAGCCCTTTTACGTTCGCATTAAAGTTGCTCGCATCCGCGCCGATGGTATATTGTAAATCTGCCATTATCTTATGAGAGTAAATTTAGTTAAATTTTATCATTTTTTTAGACTTTGAATAACCGCTAAACGTTGCTCCGCAACTTGCCGCAATTCGGCTATTTTTTCTTCGCTAATTTCTGGAACCTCTTCGGCTTTTTCGGTCGTATCGATCAATAACGGCATATACTCCTGAAGCGTAGGGCGCGGCTTATCATTTGTGGTATTTATACAATAAAGCGTATAAGAAATGTACCGGGTTTGCGCCCATTCACGCGCATGCTGAATATAATACCGGTGGATTAAACAACGGTATTGATAAGGGGTAAGTGAATAAAATTCTTTGGGATGAATGCCGATATTTATTACTGCGTTTTCGTAAATATCATTCCAGGTTAATGTACTGGTATCTGCTTTTTTTTTACTTCGCTTTTTTCTTCCTGCCGCTTTACGTATTCGTCGATCTGCTCTTGCGATGCTTTTGGTATTCCCATCACATCGCTAAAGGCATCCCATACGGATTTGAAAGAGTTAAAATCAGCGTTGCCGATCCATGTAGAAACTTGCTTTAAGGTAATATCGTGGTCATATATCGCTTCGGCTTCAAGGTGGCCCATTAGTCCGCAATAAACAATAATGGTTAAACCGCGTGTCGGCGTTACCGCGCAGGCTTGATTAATCTTTTTGTCAATTTCGTCAGGATTGCATTTTAGGGTTTGAGAAAGAAACATCATACAATGCATATTAAATGCAAGTGTGCGCTTTTCGCCCCCTAATTCTACTACTGAAATACCGTGCATAAATTAAGAAATAGCGGCTGTAGTTATTGGGCCGGTTCCCTGTATTGCGTAGTTGTATTTAGACACGTCGTTATACGGGCCAGTAGCTTTGTTGGTGGTTAAATAACCATCCATACCGTAAAATAAGTTTGTACCGGCGATACCCCAGGTAACATAGCATTTTAACTGGCGAAACTGTGCGCTTGCCAACTGCTGAAATGAATTTTCATCATAACCCGCAGATGTCGAAAACGGCACGATACCGTTGCCTGTAAACTTAACGGAATTGATGTTTGGAACAACTTCTTCCCATATATTACCATTGCTGTCTTTTGAACATTTGGTAGTGGTGGTTATCATCGATGAACTAACCTCAATATCGCAAGTTTCATCACAACCAATGGCCATTCCATTTACAGTAATTATAATGTCTTTGCCACGTACTTTAATTAAATCCATGATGTTGTTTTTTTAGTAAATATAACGAATTTTTTTAATATCAAAATAAAATTATGCACTTGCGCCGATGATATGTTGAATGCGCAAAACGCGGTGTAAAATTGTTTCCATTGGTGTGTCCATCGGAGCGTCTACCGGCTGCAAAACAATGGTGTTATATGTGATGAAATTATCAAATGAAATATCGGTATTTACGCCCGGCGAAAGTATGTTGGTTATCTGTTCTTCGATGTCATCAACTATTGCGGAATCGGCATAGCCACGATTAGCCCGTGTATAGATATCTATTGCCGTTATTATATTCCACATCTTATCACATTTTGTCCGGTTAACTTCGGTCTTTGTTTGGTTTTGTATTAGCACATAAGTCTTTGGAATGCCCTTGTCGTTTGGCAACCTTTTATCATAAATAGGAACGCCTATCCCGGCCAATAATGTGAGATAGGTTTTACGAATATATTTGTTTGGATTTTTAAGGCTCATGACGTTAATAAACTTTTATAAGCTATATTCAATTTCTCCATGTATTTTGGCATGTTATTAATGATCGCCGGATATAAAAAGGGCTGCGGTTTTAAGCCGTCGCGCAATATCTTTCTTGCTATTACCCACGCCAATTGCTCGTTATCATCTTTACTCGCTTTATGTGAAACTCTTTTTGTATCGATGCTATATGTGTTTAACAACCCATGCCTGGCGATCCAATCGGTTAAGGCGGCGATAAAGTCAGCCCACGTACCTGTGCCGCTGTTTTGCCCTGTCGCTGCCACATCCGCAAATTGTTCGGGTACATCAACCATTGGCCCGGTGCCAAACTCTTGGTATATCGCCTCCGGTGCGTTGCAAAAAAGGTTTATTAAAATATTAGTACCGTCCCCATTGTTTACCCAATTCAGGTTTTGCCGGATCTTGCCTAAATCTGCCGGTGCCGATTGTTTGGCCTCGGTGATAATATTATCAGAGGTTGCCTCGGTAATAACCCGCGCTGTTCTGCCATTGTCGTTAGCGAGTTTATTTAACTTGCTCAACATCGCATCTAAACCGCTAACCTGTATAGTAACACCCATTATGATACAAGGTTTAAGTATGAATTATCCTGTTTAACACCCACCATGAAAACAAATAATTTACTCTGGTAAACCGTTTCCTGGTTATTTTCAAAGGATAGCTTAGTACCTGGGAAATATGAGGAAATGGCTTTTATTGAATAAAGCGGCCCTGGGTTAGCGGGATCTGAAACATCACGAAATAACATATTTTCAGCCGGTGCAAAGCTATCGCGGTAACGTATGATACAGGTGATATCGCCAAGCAATGGCGTAGCATCGCCAGATAAAGTATTTTGATTGTATTGCTTAAACGGCTTTAAACTACCCCACGTAGTTAGTAGATTAGTTATAACAGGTGTACTACCACCATATTGACTTTCGGTCGAGGTGATTTGATAAAACTTTATGCGCCTGTTGAATTGTCCGGGGTTCATAGTACATAGTTAAAGCGTTTGTACGGCGCGAGTAAAAGCATAATATTATCCGGTAGGGTTAATTTCGTCAAATCCCTATTTTCATATAAGAAAACAATGGTTTGTTGTACCGCCGTGATTAAGTCCTGCGGTATTTGCGTGGGGTCGGCATAGCCAACATTAAGCGTTAAAAGATAGGTAACATTGCAACCCTTAATATTGTAAAAATCGTTGGAATAAAATTGCTCATAAGCATTAATATATCCAAAGCCGTTACCCCAAAACAATTCGGTGCGCAATGTTTCATACTTTAATTGCACCGTATATACGTTTGTGTCCGAACTATCCTGCGCTACAACGGATGCGCTGTTTAACGGATATTGAAAGGCTGTATAACAAAACTTAGATGTATAGATCGGATTTTCGACACGTTGGTAAAGCCGATATTCGGTTATCTTTTCAACCTGTGCAACCGCCGTACTAATTAGCGATGTTATTAAAGCGTCATCGTCTGCAAAATCTACTTTTAAATAGGCTTTTGCATCAGCAAGACTTAATACATTTAATGGCCCCATTTTACGGAATTATTAACTTATTTTCGATAACCATTTATCAAAATTACCCAACTCATTTTGGCTCATTTCCTGAATACTTTTTGCCCGCTTTAAGGACAATTCAGATTGAGCATTATAAGCACTTTTATTGTTAAGTAAAGATAATATTTTATTGGCATAATTTTCTATTTCAGAACGTGAAATAAAAATACCTGCGTAGGATAGATTTTCCTTTAATCCATTGGTCGGATGGGCGATTACCGGTATACCGCAAGTCATTGCTTCGGCAGCACATTGCGAATAACTTTCAAACTCTGACGGCACGATTAAAACCTTTGTTTTGGCATAAACTTCAGTCATGTCCGTACCATTTTCAAAGTAGGTTAAATTGGGCAAATCTGCGGTTACCTGATCGCCGTAACCACCTAAAACACCAATAAATTTTACATGCGGTGATTGCTTCGCTAATTCAATTAAAATATGACCGCCTTTATTAAAATTGCAGTTAACCAAAGTGATGCTATCCCCGTTTGGTTTTTGAAATTCGGGAATGATCGGATGCAGCACAACGCTATTAAATTGCCCTACTGTTTTTTGCAGATCATCGCGCAGTTGGTATGAGTTATAAATAATGTGGCAATCCTCTTGCTTGCAATTTTTCACCGGGTAACTTGTGGCGTTATTATGGGCAATAAATACGAGTGGCTTTTTGTGCTGCGTGGCTTTGTTAAATCCGTAGGCCGTTCCGATAAGGTGGGTTAGGACAAAATCGCACCATTGGAAATGGTCGTTGTTGCCTAACCACAAATCTTTCATTTCGCCCTGACTATAACAATCTATTCCTTTATATTTATAATGTTCGGTATGGCCCGTTATAATGCGTATCTCATGCCCTTTCGATACCAGGTGATCGATCAGCCTTGATAGGTATATCTCGCCGCCTGCAATGGGTTGGTGATGGAAATTAAAGGGGCAGATTAGAATTTTCATTATATAATCTCATCAATAACGCCTAATTCTTTTGCCGCTTTTGGTTCAATAAACCAATCAGTTTTTTGTTTAAGGGATTTTTTTAATGCCTTTTTGCCGATTTTTGTTTTCTCTAAAACTAAATCTTCTATTTTCCGCTGTAGCCTCTCTACCTCTTTTAAATCCTGGGCCATATCCATGAATTTACCAGACTGAACGCCATTACTAACTTGATGGTAAAGCATAGTAGAGTGTTTATGAGCAAACCTCTTATGTCCGGCAATAAGTATTAAAAAACCACAGCTTATTGCGCATCCAGTAACTATTGTATGTACTGGCGTTTTTGAATTTTCTATTAATGATATTAAGCCAAAACACTGATAAACGTTTCCACCATAGCTATCTATATAAACCAAAATTGGACTTCGTAAATATTTAAACGAACTCGCTTTGTAAATCTGCTCCAAATAATCATCATCTTTATTGATCGCTACTATTTCCTTAGATAAATCGGATATTGTCTTTTGGTCAACCTGGAATGAAAAAAATAAGTCCCGGTCTTTGGGTGCTTTTAAATCTTGCATTAATGTAAAATATATGGTTTCGTATATAAATAATCCGTGTGTTCATAAGCCGCTTCACCCCAAAGGCCGCGTTTGTAAAAATGTATCGGCATTTTCAGATCGAGTATCTCCAGCAAGTATAATAACGATGTGTTGGCCGTGTGTATCTCGCTTGCGTTCTCAATAACAGAACACCAATCAATTAAGCTAAACCCGTTAATGGTTGTCATTTCAATAACTTGTAAATCGGGGTTAAGCTGCGGGGTTATCGTCATGCTTCGTGATGCCTCGCCAAAACACCGGTTAACAATCTGATACGGTTTGTCGATGTTTAAAATCTTCATTAACTCGCGCTCTTTGGCATCAAACCGCTTAAACGTTAAGCTGCGCCACATATCTATGCTATGCCCGTATATCTCATACTTTGAGCGCATGCAGTCGCGCATGCTTCGCCCCATGATCTCCATTGCAAAGCGGTATGGTAATAATTTTCCGCGTGGCGTTTGAAATATACCCCGACTCTCATACGGTAAATTCAACGCTTCCTTTGGTACAAAATTGATATCTGGGAAATGCTTTGCTATGCTCATGTACTCGGCAACGATGGGCCACAAAACAGAATTACCTTCTTGCATTAATGCGCGGCAAAGGGGCACTAAAAACAGGATGTCACCCAATCCGCGAAATTGATTGAATATCAGTTGTTCGGTCTTAATTACGGGGGCTGGCGTTTTGCGCGGGTTGGCTCCATGTACGCCAAATTGATCTGATAGTGTTTTTGTTGGCTGTAGATATCCCTCGAAACTGAATTTTTCGGCCACTTCAACCGGTGCAAATTTTATCCCGTACTGCCTTTCAAGATACGGCCTGTATGTCCGGCAAATGTGGTGATCTTCTGGGTGTAGTATCGTAATATTAGGGTCGGTTGCCACGATTTCCATTAACCGTTTTGAACGCAGCGAAAAGCCACCGTTACCAACTGCCATGCCATCGTTATAATGCCAGGGTGCGCCGATATAATCATACTGAAGCCAACTATTATCCCATGCTTGCCAGTTGTTTACAAAGCCGTCATGCTGGCAAATAAGCATGTGTGACGTTGATACCCATTTATAAAATTCCCTTATACAAAATTCGCTGTATTGCGTCTTGCTGCTTATGTTGGCGTGAAATAGTTTTATATGGCCAAACTTTATCCACTTAGTACAAATATCGGCTGCTTTTCTAAGCCTGACGAAATCACTATCAGCACCAATTAATGTAACGTTAGACAAATTCCAGTAATAAAAATCATCTGCAACGTCCGGCGCTTCGTTGTGGTTCATAGAGCTATCAAAACCGATATGCTGAATAACACTTTCTTTCAGGCAATAAGCGCCTTTAGCGTTTATACATGCATTGTGATCCCAATTGCCCGGTTTTAATAGGGCTGGTTTAACGAAGGATTCATAAGCCACTTTGTCAATGCAAAAATTAATTCCGCCTACAGACTGCTTTAAATAAAGATGCCCTACATCTTCTAAAATCTTATGCCTCTCTGTGCCATTTGCGTTTTTTGTGGTGCAGTGAAAACCGGTTAGTATATCGCCAAGAGGTTTGTTTTCAATTAATCGCTCCACAAAATCAGCCCTTACTATTGCATCACTATCAATATTTATAACAATGTCGTTTTTTTGAAACAAGTATTCATACCCGGTCAGCAGGCTATGTTTAATTCCTTTATTTTCTTCGGAGATAAATAAATTTTGATGGCTGTTTTTAAAGTTGAATGACTTGATTAGCTGTATTGTTTCCTGATTAGTGCTATGGTCGTCAACTATCATTAGCTCATTAACCATGCTTAAATCAGCCCTTTCAAGGCTCCAAAGGCATTGTTTCAGGTATTCTGGCCTGTTAAAAGTGCAAATAAGTAATCCAACTTTCATTTATCTATCTTTTCGTTCGATTTATGACTACATTAAAACAAATCATCGACCGATTTGCACAAAATATGCCCGATCAGTATATGGGCTTCTTGTATTCTCGCGGTGTTATTTGATGGTACTTGAATGATTATATCGCAATGGGCCGCCATCTCTCCGCCGCTTGCACCCGATAAACCAACTACCTTGCAGCCTTTTGCTTTTGCTGATAAGATGGCAGTTACAATATTCCGGCTATTGCCCGATGTGGATATAGCTATCAATAAATCACCTTCGTTCGCCAGGGCCTCAATTTGTCTCGAAAACACATAATCATAACCGTAGTCATTGGATATGGCCGTGAGTGCTGATGTATCAGTGGTTAATGCGATTGCCGGTAATGGTTGTCTTTCTTTAACAAATCGCCCGGTAAATTCAGCCGCTATATGTTGAGCATCCGCAGCGCTACCGCCGTTACCAACCAGTAATATTTTATTACCTCTCTCAATCACGGAAACAACTAATCTACACGCTGCCTCAATCGTAGCGCTATAATTAAGCAAACCATCGATTACCGTTTGATGGGCGCGGATTTCCTCAATTACCATGCTTCAACTTTTTGTTAAGCCCATCAGCAAACATCTTTTTGGCGAAGTTGATTAGAACGGCTTCTTTTACCCGTGAAAGGTTCTTTCTTCGAATATCTACACACTTTGAATATCTTACGCCCTTATGCGTTATCCTGGCGATGTAATGGACTTTCCCGTCTTTAGCAACCTGTCCTTTGTAAACCAGCGAGGCAACCATCTTTACTTTGGTATAGTTAACTAACCCGTGTTTTTCTGACTGATAAAGTTTCCACCAATCAACCAGTTTAAAATACTGAAGCAATATCCAATCAACCAAATTATCAAACCATCTCATAAAACGGTACTTCCAATCTTAACTTCATAGTGTCCTTTCGGTAGGTGCGAACGGTCGGCTCTTGTTATTGGATGCTGCACCTGAATTGTGCCCTTATCCGTTTTTTCGCAGATCACACAAAAGCTATGGTTTGCATCAATACCACTCACATAAACCGCATGTCCTAAATCACGTAAATATTGGCCGATCTCGTCACCCATAAACTCATGTACATGCTTACGGTTAGATATGGCCTGCCAATAGCTTTGCGTTTTATTAGGCAGGTACAAAAACAATATACCGCCGACTTTTATTTTTGATAGCCAGTAATCTAAAACGTTATACCAATTTTCTTTTACATGCTCCAGGCAATGGCTTGAAAAGATATAATCGTATGCGTCAAAGTCCGGCAGACACATTGCATTATAACGCGGATCGATGGTTGGCTCTATCCCTATCGCATTCGGAAATTTCCATTCTTCTTTCGAATAACCGATGTCAAGGCCAACACCCCTACAATAATATTTTGCTAATGGCATGATCCATTGAGCGGCGTTACCGATGGCCTGATGTTCGGGGTATTTTACCCCGGCATGAAGTATAAATTTAAGCCCCATATTCGCGCTTTGATTTTATCTTATTCTCTTGTTTTTTAACGTGCTTTTTTAATATAGTTTCCGTGTGCCTACTCAACGGTTTGTCAAGCTCTTTTGCTTCGTTTTCGAGGGCTATTTTAATATTCGGATGCACCTTTAAAGGGAGTGGAACTTTATTCATTTATGGAATGAAATATGAATATAAAAGTATTACAAAAATATTACTTTTCAAAGTTTTATTTCAACAAAAAAGCCGCCCCGAAAACGGAACGGCTTTAACCAACTTATTATGAAAATGAACCCAGAGAAATTAAGAACCAGGATTTACAAAAGTACCGTATTCGAACGCATCATTGTAATAGATTACGTTAGCCACGCGGCCTTCCACGCGAACGGTAATTTGGTTGTTTTTAACGTTGTCGCCGTCTTGCTCGAAGAACTCAACAATCGGATCTTCGCGGAACAACAATTGAGCGCCCATCTGCCAATCTCCAACAAGGAATTTATTAGCCGATTGTGCGGTTGATTTGTACGAAGTTGTACCAGCAACCTCTAAACCAGTTCCCGAACCGCCATAGCTAACCAATCCTCCAGGCAACGAGTAAACACCCGCTGTAGTACCTGTTGATTGAGATAACAACACGTTGTTATAACCGATAGGGTCTAACAGGATGCCTGTAGCCGAATGGTTAAGAACCTCCAATTGAGAGATGGCATCAACCAGCATTTCAACCGATTTGGTTTTACCGCCTGCATAAGCAATGGAGTTACCGGCCTTATACAAACCTTGTAATTGACCGTTTGCGCCAGTACCGTTAAGTATTTGGTTGTCCTCTGCATCAAGATATTTTTGCAGTAAACGGAAAGCCAAATTGCTTTTTAAAGCGGGGATATCATCAAGCGACTTGCGCGAGATACGTACCCAACCGGCAACAAATTCAGCCTCTGCGCTTGCCTCCTGGTAACGGATATCAAACTGCGGTTTAGCGCCGCTATTTTCCTGCCATGTACCAATTGAACCGTCAAAACCAATTTCCTTTAAGAAGTTATAAAGTGAAGTGGTCATACGGCCAGTTGACATGATATCGCGCAAGTGAACCTTACGTGAAGGATAAGGAACGATACCCGGAGCAACCTGTACGTTAGCGGCAGTAAGGTTAGAAATAGAACTTAAGCCCATATCGCCAACTGCTTTTAACTCCATGCGTACCTTGTTAGCGTTTTTAAGCTTACCGGCAGCAAATGCTTTGATATCCTCCATGTTTTCATCCAGCGCGGTATTAAACGCATCGCCGAATGTCACACCCTTTTCAGCCGCTTTAGAGTTAGCAGCACGCAAACGGTTGATCTCCAATATAGCGGCTTCATGCTCGCCTATTTTCGCGTCCATCGCTGCTTTTTGCTCAACAACTTCTTTTAGCTGCTCTTTTAATTCGGTGTTTTGATCGACCGCCTTTTTTACTTCAGCCTCAAACGCTTTCTTTAACTCGCTTTGTCCTTTTTCACCCTTTTGGGCCAGGTCATCATGAATTTTATTAAAGGTTTCTTTTGCTGCTTTAGTTTCGGCAGAATCACCGGCCTCAATGGTTAAGAACTCGCCGAACGATCCTTTCATGCTGATGCCCTTTGAAAGCACGGCAGAACCGAGTAATAGAATAAATGCAATAGGTAGTGACATATAGTCAACTCCGACCGCATGCGCCAAAATGTTACCCATCAAGAGGGCGAACATTACAGCCATTAAAATTTTGATAGTTTTCATCGCTTTTTTTAAAAATTTAAATTGTAAATGGATTTGGTAATAGTTATACCAGCCACACCACTCAGTAAACTTTTTTCGGCTTGCGATGGGGTCAGTGCTTTTGTTATCATGCATTTGCATTCGGGGCATTCATAACCGGTCAAGGCGTTGTCGTCAACGTCCGGGGTGAAATCCGTTCTGCATTCAGGGCATGTAATAGCGGCTGCCTTACTTTCAAGTGAAACTCTTTTGCCTAAATTGTAGTATTCTGTATTTAATTGTTTAATTGCAAATTCAAGGGATGCATACGTTTCGTCACGCATTCCCGGCTCTCTTAAAGCCTTTAATAATTTAGCTTCCCGTTTTAATAAATCATCTTTAGTCCATGATTTCATACCTTGCATTCTGGCCTGTGGATTAGCACCCCATGTTACCGGTGAAATCTCATAAAGATTGACTTCATATAATTCACGATACCATGTTTCCCAATCGTCAGACGGTTGTTGAATTGCAGATTTAACCGTCTGAAACCCATATGAATTTTCCTCAACCAATCCGGCTGCTATGAGCTTTACTGCGTCTTCCGCGAAAGTTGCGCCACTTGTTACTTCTGCTTCGTAATAAAGTCCTTTGGCATCCTCTATTAAAACCTTTGGTTTACACAATACTTGCCAGCTTAAATGTTGGTTTAAAACAATAATTGTGTTAGTACCATTTGGCCCGTTTTCGCTAATCGACTTCTTAAATGCGCCGGGCATTGTTATGTCGTCGTCAAGGTCTTTGTTGCCGAAAATAGAAGCGTATCCGGTAAAGGTTTTTTTAGCCGGGTCAACATCCGATATAAGGCTTGGGGAAGATGTATATTTTTCCTCTAAAATACCTTTCGGTATTGGTATTAAACCACCCCTTGACTTCTCAAAATTACCAATGACTTTGCCCATATTTTCTATAAAAATATAGCAAAAAAAAGATAGTATAAAAACTTTCGTAACGTAAAATTATGATAACATAATAGTTTTACTTATCTTTATATCTATGAAAGAAGAACAGATTATTGCACAACTTAAAAAACTGCAAAAACCCTATGCTGGCATCATGTTACAAAGCACATTTAGCAGTACTATTATCAGGTACGAGGCTGGCCTTTTAAAACCTAAAACTTGGCAGAAATTTTTGGAGAAAATGAAGCCGGTTATTGAACAATTACAAGCAGCATAATGAAAATCGATTGCACTGATAGTATTAATGAAAAATTGGACAAGCTTATTGGCTTAACCGCTGATTTTTGGAATGAGTGGAATTCAATACCAGAACATGAAAAGCATCCATCTGACAATAATGAAATGTGTATCGATATTCATCACATCCAAAACAGGTTATTGGCCTTTAAATATCAAAATACTCGCGGAATAAAATATAATAAGCCGCGTCCTGTTGAAATTCAATGTGATAGGGACTATTCCACGACCAAAACAAATTAAGCCGCCATCTTCATAATCGGCAACCCCCTGTCATCAGCTAATGGTACGATAGCTAAAGAGCATCGACAATTTACCACTTCCCTTGCACTTCCCGATGGATCGCCGGGGTAACTCATTTGACTATCACCAACGGCAAACGTTTCCTGCATACCTATTGGCTCACATCCAGCCATCGCTGCGTGATCGGGCCTTGTATTCATATCAAGTATCGGAATCCAAATTTTACCAGTTTCATAATCGGAGCTTTCGCCGCCTAACATCGCGCCCCTGTTTGCTGCGGTCGTACTTTCAGTCCGGGCTATCCTTAAAGCCCTGTCACGGTTAAAGTCAGGGTCATTTAGGTTTGTCATAATATAATCTGCTTGTTGCGATGTCGTCATACCTTGTTCTTCGGCATCGTCTAATAACGACATGATATTATCTCGCGTGGTATCGGTTACTTGCGTTATACGCGTTCCGCCATCTGTTTCATAAAACAACCGCATGAGCTTGCGCCAGTATTCAGAAAAGAATGATGTGGGGTGTCCTTTTTGCTCTTTATTACCCTTAACAATCTTATCTATCTGCTTATAGGCCCACGATGCATGCTCAACTCCCACGTTTTCATAACAACGCAAATAAGCGCCCTGAATGGGTTGTTTTGAAACAAGCACTGTAATACTCATCCGAAGATTAATAACGCCGTGTAGCCGCACAAAATCGATTACCGGTTTAATTTGCGTGTCAAGTGCATTCTTGAAATTACGGTATTGGGTTTGCTCGTAACCGTGATGAACTCTTTTAAAGTCGTCGGCGTATTGTAGTCTGTTAAAGATTAAAGTTTTCACCGGCCCCCGCGTTAGTGAATTGCTGATCTGTTTGGCTTAAATCATCGATAAGCCTGTAATTTGATGGTACAATGATCTTATCCATATTGGGTTCGGTCGATGTACCAAAACCCATGCCAGTGAGCTTTTGATTGGGTGTTAACCACCATGCGGTGTTCATCCATGTTGCCACATTGGTCATATCATCCTGCATGTCCGGCAGGCTCGATGTATCTAACTGAATGACGTATGTTTTGCCACCGTTGGCATAGGCCGGGCAAATATCCCGTGTTAGGCGGTCTGAAATAATGTTAGCAAGTGGCATTACAGCATTGTAGATAAACTGCTTCATAGCATGCTGCATATTGTTATCGGTGCTGGCCGAAGTATCATTCATTAACTGCACAGGAATATGAAAACAGTTGCAAATATCAACCCTATCAAACTGCATACTCTCAAGTAACATCATATCGCCGACAGGTAATCCTATTTGCTGCCAGTCCAGGGATCCGCCTGATGCAAAAATACGGTCTATCAAATCGTTGCCGCCTTTACGTTTGGCTATTTGTTCTTTTAAATCCCTTCCTTGATCTGCGGTTAATGCTGGAGCGCCCTGCTTTGGCGACAAAATACCCATAGCCCCGCCGTTCTTCATTTGCTTGTTGGCCTCGATCCTGCTATCGCGGTTCTTTTGCATGGTTAGGCGATAGGCCATCAAGGGGCTTTGGCCGTATAATTGTGATCCGTAATTATTATAGTTTGGATTGAATGTTTTTAAATGGGAAACAACATCTGCATTAAAATCGAAAATATCACTACCGAAGAAGCGCTGGTTCATTATTCTATACCCCTGCACTGGCTGAAGTGGCCCACCGGAAATAATCTGTATAAATTGACTTGGCAAAACATACATTTCTTTCCATTGCTTTTTTGATGGCATTAGCCCATTATAGAAGTTATACGAGTTGCCGGTCAAAAGATAAAAACCGCCATAATTCTTTACCCAATCAACCCACGTTTGGAATGGGTTTGGATTAAGTAACATTTCAGAAATTGTTGGATGATAGGTTTCTTTTAGCGCCTTAATTTCAATAGCTTTTGCCTTGATCCGCGCTTCGTCAGTGTTCGCTTGCAAAAGGTTGCGATATTTCTGCACCATTGGCGCTTTATCTTTCGTAACCTCGTAAACAACGGGTGTACAGGCGGCAAGTTTTTGAAGGATTAAATCTATACACGAATATATGTCGGCGTTGAATTGATAACCTTGCTCAATGTAGGTAAATGTATTGTCGTTTAGTTGAACGGGTTGCCCGTTATTTAGCCATCCAAAGAGGGATGTTTGATAGGATGAAAGCTGCGATAAAGCGGTGGATAATTCTTGATTTTGATTAGCAAGTTTTTTTAATTCAAATTCGGTATTTATTTTAGCTATTTCGAGTTCTTCAACTTCGCGCTTGCTTGTCAATCCAAACATTATTTTTAATTTAAATCAAATATACTTTTATGCTTTTATATTTGCAAATTTTACCATGCTGCCTCCCATGATTGCACCGCTGCCAAAACCAATTCTGTAGCGCCCCAAACGAGTGCGTCAATTCGGTTTGGTGACTTCTCGCCTTTCTTCGCTTCCCATGATGTCATTTCTAATTCGAGTTCGGGAAATTCGCCAACATGGTGCCCTTTCCCTTGCTCATAAATTGCTGCAACCGGTTCGGCCCTGGTTAACTTATCACGTGTTGCATGAACGCTTTTATAAGATACATTTTGATCGAATTGCCTTATCACCTGTTCCACTAAATCACCACCGTTATTCACCTCGGCAACTATACGATCAGCTTTCCATTTATGATAAGCCGCAACGGCAACTTTAGGCCATGTTCCTACCGGGTAAATATCAGATAAATCCTCCAGCACATAAAGATGCCCATCAAAGCCTTCTGCACATACCACAATACCCGTTTCATCTGATGTGTCTTTACTGGTTACAGCGGGGTCAATAGCTACTACAATTCGTTTATATATTTCGCCCCTCGTTTGAATATTAAATGTTGCTGATTGTGTTACACGGTTATTGTTAATTATATCGTCTGTCCACAATGCACCCTCGCTATCATCGGTAAACTCACCCGATAAGAAACGCAGCCTTTTACGCAATGGCATACTTTCCAGCGTTTCCATGTATTCCCTACTTATATTCGAAAGGTTATCTATCGGGTTCATCCTTATCCATCCGTAACGGTCGGGATCAAGGGCGGTGTTTTGTTCAGGGTCTTTCTTTTCAATAAAAATCTTATATGTCCAATGCTTTTTTGATGGTGGGTTTTCATCAATAAATAGCATCGTTCTTGCACCTTCTATCTTTTGGGCTAACCTGGTTTTTATGATTGAATAGCTATCGAAACTTATTTGTGATGCCTCGTTTAAGAATATGGTTAGAAACTCCATACCCAAAATCTTTTCCGCCCGCTCCTTGTCGTCAAGCCCGGCAATCCATATTTCAGAGCCGTTATGAAGTGTTAAATAATAATCCTGGTTATTGTATTTAACCGCGATGCCAGGAAAACAAAGCTTCAAAACCTTTTTTAGCGTGTCGCTCCAAATTGAGTTTTTTACGGAGTTAAAGCGAAAGCGGGCTATTAGATGCCTGCTGCCGGGATATTTAAGGGCTATGAGTAGTATTGAATAAACGATTATAAAAGACTTCCCTGAACGGCTGCCGCCTACCAATAGAAATTCCTTTGCTTTGGTCAGGAATAATTTACCTGCGTTAATCTGTATTGGTGTTTTCTGAAACATCTGCGCCTAATTGTTCATCTATTTTATCGAAGGAAAGATTAACGGAACCCCTATGGTCTATTTCAAGAGATTCCTTTACTTTACCATACGCGCGGTTTAAAAGAAGTTCAGCTGCGCGAACATCCCCTTTAGCTGCTTTGGCACGTAAGGCCGATAATATCGCCTGTGCTGCACTTTTACCGTCTTTCTCCTCGCCCAATACCTCGGCCATTAATTCGTCAAGCTGTGGTAACTTAGGCGGCCTTCCATTGGGGTTACCCGACTTTCCTTTTGGGAAGTTTTTAAGGTTTTCTTTATGTCGGGGATTATTTGCCATTTGTCGTTGTTTTATCGCTGATTAGGCTAATACTTTCGGCTCGTAAATTTCGCCGTTCCTTTTTATCTCTAAAGATGGGTCGAGCTTTAGCATACGGTCGATTATTACCTGACAGGCATTCTCTTTACTTTTATAAAAAGTAAGTTCATCAACCCTGTATAATTCAAACCCGTTTTCTTTACACCAATCGTTCTTTCTTTCATCCCTTGCTTTTGCATGGGGCTGTGAATGCCAATAACTACCGTCTGCCTCAATAAGTATATTTGTGCCATCTATTGCCATATCAAAGCTCCATCTACCTTTCTTTACTTGAGTTATAAGTTGACCGTTTATATTTACCAAATATTCAAATACCGTTTCTTCAAACTTTGAAACCCTATTGCCTTTAACATAACAGGTGTGAGTGCAATACACTTGTGGAGTTCTACTCTTTTTACCTCCCTGCTTTCCGTTGTGGTCGTTCGCTGCACTAAATTCTACTCCACAATTCCGGCAGTTCCTTATTTCTGCTCTTTTCAGATGATTGTAAGTTTTCCATTTTTTACTGCTTTCTAAAGTTGAACGGTATTTGTAACCGCATTTCTGTGAGCAACATTTAAACCTGCCTTTTTTTTCCTGTGCAGGAATTACATAAAACTCCTTATCGCAAATAATACAGTTTTTATATGTGCCGTTTTTAACCATTATTCAACTCTTTTTCTATATCGAATTTACGATTTAAACACTTAATTACCAAAGAGTTATCTAACTTTTTCATCCTTTTTAATATAACAGCACAGTACTTGGGGTCAAATTCAACTAAGTATGCTTTACGTCCCATTTGATGACAGGCAACCATTGTTGTCCCGCTTCCGCCAAATCCATCCGCCACAATATCCCCCTGCTTACTACTGTTACCTATTTGATAGGCAAATAACGATATTGGCTTCATTGTAGGATGCTCTGCGTTACGGGATGGGCGGTCAAATTCTAATACCGTTGTTTGCTTCCTGTCGGAATACCAACCATGCGCCGCGCCTTCTTTCCAACCGTAAATTGATGTTTCGTGTTTTGAATGATAATCACCACGTCCCATCACCAAAGAATTTTTAACCCATATCAACAACCCACTGTATTTATAACCGGAATCTTCAAACGCCTTTATAAATAAGTGAGCCATTTTATCGGGTTGCCAAACATACCACGCACCCCCAGCTTTAGTGTAACTTCCTAATGCAGTATAGAAATCATAAAGAAATTGATAAAAATCTGCATCTGATTGCTTATCATTATCGATTGTTAATTTTGCTTTTGTTTTACCTTCATATGCAACGTTATATGGCGGGTCTGTAACAACCAAGTCTGCCATTTGCCCATCAAATAGTTTAGCAAATGTGTCTGTTTGTGTGCTATCCCCGCAAAGTAATCTATGTTGCCCTATTTCAAAAAGGTCGCCTAATACAATGTCAGTTTCTATCGTATCGGGGATTTCGTAATCATCCTCGACCGCTTCCGGTTCTACTGAAAATCCGGGTATTTCAAGCCCCCAATCGTTAAGCTGCTCAACATCCCATTCGTTTGCTAACTGGTCATAATCCCACTCTCCAAAACCAACATTATCTTTTATCAGAAATTCGTTCTTTTGCTCTTCCGTCCAATCATCGGCAAGCATGATGGGCAATTCCTTTTTACCACACTCTTTTGATGCCTTTAGCCGCATATTGCCCCCAAGCACAATGTATTTACCATCGGTATCGGTGAAGCATACCAATGGGCGCTTTTCGAGCATCTCAGGGAAATCGTTTATTGACTTAACGAGCTTTTTAAACTTATCATCCTTTATAACCCTTGGATTTTTGGGATTGGGCTTAATCTGCTCTATTGGAACAGAAATAATTTCCGACATAAATTAATCAAATAGTAATACCAAAGATACGGACTTTTGATTAAAATAAAAAAGGCAGCTTATTAGGCTGCCATGATTGAAGATTTTTGATGAGCCGTGTTACTTTGCCTTTGCGGTTTTCTGATACTCTTTCAGTAGTTTTTTTAATCCGTCTGCCTCATCGGTGAATGCCTGGCGCTTGGCTATTAATGGCCCGGCTTTACGTTCAATTTCTTTGGTTACCTGGGCGGCTTGGTCGTCGAGGTTTTGGATCTTCGTTTTGATGAATTGTTCAAAGTCTGTCATGCGATTAAAATAAGTTTGGTTCGCATCAAATGTATTTTAACCTTTTGCTTTTTCCAAATGTTTTTTAGGTGTTTTCTCTTTATGTATCAAAGCATCCCAAATATGACTAAAAATTTAAGATTTGGAAACGAACGGTAGTGCTTTCTATTTCGTGCAGTCCCGCTTTCCGCTCATACGCCTTCAGGCTTTGCGCTCATGGCCGGTATACGCTTCAATCAGGTTTAGGTATGGGGGCTTGTGATATTTATAATTGGAGCGGCGATCGTGTGGCATATTTCCTAATTATTCCGGTTGTTTTTTGTAATATTTATAATCCGCCTTGTTGTTTTATATTGAGGTGGGTGCTTTGGGTGCTTAAAATTAAGCTTTGGACGGATCCGCCGTATCATCACCTGGACTGGCGCCTCAATAACCGGCTTGATTATACCCATCATTTCGCAATGCCAGCAATCTATTTTATTGCAGGTGTATATATAAGTGCCGCTTCCGGCATGTTCTATCTGGTCGTACATGTAGTTGTTTACTGTATCGATCAAAACTTATAGCTCTTTTATTTTGGAAATAACTTCATCAAGGATGGTATTTAATATCCTATCAGGGCCGGTTAGTTTATCGGTTTTAATTTTCATATTATCTACTACGTCTATTACCTGTTGTTTGAGGTTGGCTATGTCTTGGTTTTTTTGCCAGTTTGCACCGAATCTTGCACCTGCTAAATAGGTTAATTGAAGTTGAGAATCGTTTTTATAGCTTCCCCGATCAAATAATTTTTCAGCAGCTTCTTCAACGGTTTCTTTTACCGGGGCTTCTCCATCAGAAGGACATTGATGTCGCTCTGTTACGGCTTCTACTGGTTTGAGTCGGTAGATTTGACGGGTTCTTAGCCCGAGACATTCTGAAACGTCTTTATTATCATCATCAACCCACTTTTGGTAATCTCTGCTATACCACTGCCACACTTCGGCATAGAGTTGTTTATCTTCTTCGGGTAGATTGTTGTATTCCGTAAGTGAAATTTCTGTTTTCATAGCGGTTTGATTGTTTTACAGTTTTTAGGAATAACAAATGCGGTGAATGGTAGGCTCGGTTCGTTTTCGGGCTCGTCCTGTATGGCCTGGATAAACGTGCTATTTGAAAAGCCCAGGGCGATACAATTACCACTTTTAACCGCATTAAGGTTGTCGGTATAATACCCCGCGCTTTGCTGGCATGAGCAGGTTTTTTTAAAGCGGGTTAAGTTGAATACGTCCCCGCAATTTTTACAATACAGTAATTTCATTTTGTGAGGTATTTATCTATTGAAATGTTAGTTATTGATTCTTTGTCAACCCAAAAGTTATCGTAATCGGTTGGGCTATCTGTTTTAACGGTCGCTCTTTCCGCAGCATCATCCAGTACTTGTTTTATAAGGATTGCTACTTCGGTAGGGGTGTAAAATTGAGAGGCGTATTCTTCCATTGCCGCGTAAATCGACGGTTCATTAGGCATGGGAATAATGCTCATTAATGGGATATACTCGTTTAATATTTCTTCTTTAGTTTTCATAATTTATCTTCAAAGGGTTGCCAATAGTTAAGCGATTGACGGTGGTAAGGGCTGCCATTTAATAATGCCGCCATCGTCGTCCATAAAACTGTTACTGCCTTTATCGTAGAGGCCTATAGACCAATCGCCGTCGTCATCCAATACTAAGTATCTTCCATCTTCATCGGGATTTCGCTCTTTGCAACTTATCGACTTGCTTTCCCTGCCTAAATTGTAGGCTGCTTCAAGGGCTTTAATGGCGATATTGTTGCTTATGGTGCCAGCGTTCATAATATTTATGTGGCCTATGATCTTTGAGTTGGGATATAAGTCATTCGCCGCGTTTTTGATTATCTCCTCGAATTGTTTTGTTAGTTCCATGATTAAAAATCCTCATATAAATAAACATTCGTTGCCGGGGTTTTGATATGAGGTTCATTTTTGATCGCCTCTTCGAGCGAATCATATTTACCGTCAAAATGATATGACTTTTCGAAATCAGATTCACCTATCGAATAATCGTCCTCGTTTTCAAATAAATATTTGTCCTCGCCGAGTTCTTCCGCAGATAAAATACTAATACTATCGTCTTCGCGGATTACGCGGACGGCCTGCTTTAATTGATCGTCGGTTAGCCCGTTGCAAAATTCTTTTAGTTGCGCCCATGTGTAAGGTTCTTTTTCTTTTTCTTCGTCTGCTGCCATGATGTTTAAGTGTTTATGTGAAATTTAATTTGTAATGTTTAGTGCCTGTAAAAATTCAACGTCCTTTGAATAATCCGCTTCAATAACCTTTTTGGCTTCGATAATATCAATCAGGCAAACGCTTATATATTTCTTATGCTCATCGAGGCGCTTTTTATCATAGCCAGTCGCTTTGTCAACCTGTAATGAAATCGGGTCTTTGGGTGTTTTCTTTTCAAATTCGGTTTGGGCTTGCCCGATCATAAAATAACCGGCAGCTATGGTTGCGTGAGATTCGAAAATTTCAGGGCCTTCTAATATATTTTTCATGTTATTTCATTTTGCTAATCTTGATACCGATACTCCCATTTTAAGCGCCTCTAAAGGATTTTCTTCCGCGAAACGATGGTGACGGCGGCACAATGCCTTAAAGTAACGCACGTCGGTTAGTAATGAGCCTACACGCCCTTTAACATGGTGTAATTCCACCAGGTTAGACGTACAACCCGGAAACTCACAAGTTTTGCCCTTTAAAAACTCATCGCGCTTTTTCCGGTAGTCTTTTAATTGCTCGGCGCGGTTCTTACTCATCGGCGCTATCTTAAAAACTTTCGCCGTTTTTCCATCAGCCGTTTGCTTTAACGTTACCTGTTTAGGTGTATTCCGTAGTTTTAAAAGCGTGGCGCAATTCTTACAGTTTCCGTGAGAGAAAATATACCGCTGAAATAAACAGGTCTTACACGTCTTTAAAATCGGTTTAATGGTGCTGTTCATTTTTAAGCCTCGTTTTAGTCTACTGGTGGTTAACATGGGTTACACCACGGTTATTTTAAACCGCCGTTTGATAATTCGGGCAATAGCCCTTTCGGAAGTTCCTTTCTCGCGCTCCCCCTTAATCATCAAGTCGATAGCGTTTCGTGTGTTTTGCGGTATCTCTACCTCGCGTTCAGTAATAGCAGATTGAGCCGCTTTTACATCTTCGGATGTGTGATTTTTAGACTTGGCTTTTGCAATTAATCCCATTAATGGAGAGGGTTCGGAAACTGATTGAAGGTCTGCCCATTTAGCTAAATCTCCGCTCATTAAATTGTTAAATTGTGGTGCATTCATTTTTTTGAGTTTTTATGTTTATGTAAATTATTTGTGTTACGCTTTAATCGGTTAAGTGTGGTTGCTGACATTGATAAAATTTATAGTGCTTTTTATATCCCTTTGGCTCGCGGTTGCAAATTTTGCCCTTGCTCATTCGATAAATTTGTGCGCCGATTTCGTTGAACAGGAAGTAATTCGGATAGGGATAATCTTCACGATCGTTATTCCATTGGCTAACCCACGGAGCGCCGTCAATATTAACCGCCTCAAACGAGGCCCAAGCACGCCGCATAATCCGCTTTATTGTGTTCTTACTCGCGTTTCTCATTTCTTGTCGTTGTTTTTCATACCGTTTGCCCGTTAAATTCAAACCCGGTGCCGCGCTTTAATTTGATAGCTATCATTAAAGTGGATTTGAGGTGTTATAATTTTTATTGTAAATCGTTTCAAGGTGGCCGCTAATATGAAGTCTGCGCAATGCTGAATACATTAAACCATGTCCGCGGCAAACTAAGAATATCCTTTTCAGAGCAGCTTTGTAGCCATTTCCAAATATTTATTATTACGGGGTACTTGTCTATCAATATCACATCCTTCTCAAAATGCAATAAAGAATATTTAGCTGCTCCGGCGAACGGCTCAATTATAGTATCGTACTGTGGCTTCGGATACAGAGCAGCTAAATTTGTTTTCGAACCGTAATAACTCCACATAACTACCTGTTTAAAACTTTTTTTTCAACACTGTAACTGTTATCTATCATTTAGTTTTGTTTATGACTAATCAATTGAAAGTATTTATTCTTTTGAAGTACTTTTTGTCATTCGATAGCTCAAAATCTTCGTGGCCCTGGTCTATGAAAAACTTGCACATGTCGGTGAAAAGTTCGGGATCGCGCCGTCCTGTTTTTTCTATGTCTATCTTTTCTCCGGGTTGCATCTTTTCGAATTTTTTAAACCACTCGTTTAGTTTTTCCTCGAACGTCATTAAAATTGAAAGTTGTCGGCGGTCGTTAAGTCCATCCATGCCGGGTTGCTCTCTAATATCATTTCCTCTTTTTCCCGGTTGGTTAATATTACCAGCGCCTTGATCCGATCTTTCGCCCAAAACTCATCGGGTACTTCTTCGAGATATACCAGCCGGTTTAAATATTTGTCAAGCGGCCACAATAGCGACACATCATTTATCATGTTGTATTCCTCTACCGTCTTAACAATATCGGTGCAATACCCTACATGGATATTTTTGCGTGTGTAATCTGATATGATGTAAACAAACATTAAAATTCCCTTCTTTCTGGTTCGCTGAAACTTCTGCTGGGTTGTATCTTAAAGCCTTCGGGTGCAAATGCTTCGTCGGCCCAATCGGAAAACTTCGCGTATTTTGGTGTGAACAATAATTTAATTATGTCGGTCGCGCCGTGCCTGTTTTTGGAACAAATCATTTCAGTAAGTCCGACAACGCTATTGCCGTCCGCATCTTCGGTTATCCCGTAATATTCAGGACGGTATAAAAAATATACCTGATCCGCGTCCTGTTCGATTGACCCTGACTCGCGCAGGTCTGATAACATTGGGCGCTTTGCCATACCGGGGCGGCTCTCTACTTGTCTGCTTAATTGGGAAAGTGCCATGATGGGTATATCCAGTTCTTTGGCAATAGCCTTTAGCCCGGCGCTTATGGTGCTTATTTCCCGCTCACGGTTTAACCCTTTCTTTTGCCCCATCAAGGTCATTAACTGTAAGTAATCAATAACAATAAATTCTATGCCGAATTTCTTTTTTAAGCGTATGGCTTTTGACCGGAATACCTCAAGAGATAGCGCCGGGGTGTCATCAATATGAAGCGGGGCCGCGTTAAGTAAATTTAATGAGGTTGTTAACCGTAATTTATCGTATTCAGATAGCCGTTTTCTATTGATATCTTCGGATAATATTTGGCATTCACTCGCTATAAGCCGGTTAGTTAGTTGCCTTTTTGACATTTCCAGGGAAAATATTGCAGTAGGTTTTTTAAAGATAACCGCCGCGTTTCTTCCAATTGCCAACGATAGCGCAGTTTTACCCATTGCCGGGCGTGCCGCCAAAATAATCAAGTCTGTTTTCTGCCATCCGCCCGTTAGGTCGTCAAGCTCCGCGAAACCAGCGCCAACCCCGGTTAATCCGTCTACCGGCTTTTGGTTTAACTCTATAATACTTTCGGCCAGTAGCTTACTGATGTGATCGATACTTTTACCATTTGTAAAGCTGAATAGGTTAAATATTTCGGTTTGATTTTGGTTGTGTAGGTCGAAAACATCTGTGGTATCGTCATAAGCTGCCTGTATGGTATCGGAGCTTATACGGATCATTTCACGCTGTAAATATTTTTGGTAAACTATTCGTGCGTGAAATTCAATATTGGCTGTTGAAGTAACCCTGTTTGTTAATTCGGTTAAATAATATGACCCGCCTATTGCCTCAAGTTCAACAGCTTTGCGAAGTTGGGACGTTACCGTCAAAACATCAACCGGCTTATTTTCGGAAATCAGGGTTGATATCGAATTGTAAATTTTTTGGTTACGGGGATCATAAAACATTTCAGGCTTTATAAATTCCGAAACTTGTAGATAAGCGTCCCGCTGTTCCATAAGCGCACCCAAAACAGCTTCTTCAAGCTCAACCGCCTGCGGTGGTAATTTTCCTAAGTTTTCAGTAATCATCTTTGTCGCCTTTGTGGTTGTACGTAAACTTCACCTTCCGCCTGTTTCTGCTTTTTGACGGCATCCTCTTTCGCCTTCTGCTCGGTTTCAATCATTAGGTTTTTAGGTAGCCAGTTTCTAAAGTGCCTAACCAAATCTTCCCTCGTTTTATTATCAAATTCGCCCAAATCAACCTTTTCGTTGTAGAACTGCTTAAACTTTTGTTCTATATCGACCTTATACTTTTCCCTCATTTCCCGACAGTTCCTCGTTTGTAAAAAAAACACAAGCGCAGCCGCGTATTCTATTATCAAAGGTTTTGGTTTATTAGAGTCCGCAGGGTTGGGTGCAGGAACGGATGCAGTATTGGGGGTTACTTTGGGTGCAGTATTGGTATCAGCTTTTACATCAAATTTTGAGGTAGTTAGCCAGTAATCACTATACTCTCTTTTACTCTTTCCACTTTTATATTTTATCAAACCACACTGGATTAGTTCATTCCTTACAGCCTTTAGCGTATTCTCGCTGATCCGTAAGTTGTTTTCTAATTCGCCGTTGGAACATTTAAAAGTATCCGGCCATCCTTCTTCATTGGCTATTGCCACGAGTTCGTGGAATAATGCTTGTGAAGCGGCAGACAACCCATATCTTCTGCGTGTTTTTCTTAATAAAGCGGTCAACGTATATCCGTCCATTTGTTATGTTAGTTCACTAATTTTTAAATACTTACCTACAAAAATATAGGAAAAAAAATCACGTGTACTAACATTTTGCCGACAAAAAACGGTGCAGAAAATGTTGAGAAAATTTTTGTTTTTTCATTTTTTTAGGGTTTAATCTGTTTAATCAATTTATGTTTTCCCCCTTAGTGGCTTAAATTAGGATAGCCAGTAAGAGGGGTTTGTATCGTTATTTCGGCCAAACTTCCACTCTGCCGCGCGTTCGGTATTTCAGCGTAAGTTTGTCGCCATCGAACTTTTTAATCGTTTGTAGGGCGTTATTTGCGTTCGTTTCTCCAATGTATCTATCCAAATGGTCGGCTTTTACCAGTTTTCGGAAATATCTGCCGAAATGTTGCCCTTTTCGGGTAGTAAAGCGTATGATAAAATGTTTGGATAAATTCATATTAAATATTTCTTAGTTCCGGTTTTAAAAAAGGTACTTTAATCCATTCAAAAAATTCTTGTTCACTTTTCCAAATTGGCGGGGTGTTATTTTTATTTCGTACACATTGCCATTTTGATTTACCGTCCGGGCCTTTGGTTTCGATGCAATCTTTCTCAGGCCTTAAACCTATATCAGAACCAACCCAACCCAATTTACGCCAGCCAGTTGCTATTACCTTAAAAGAATAATCGGCGCTTCCCGTCCTTATCGCGTATTGGCGGTAATAATCATCGGGATCGGGTAAGAATAAATCCAGGTTAATACCTTCGCTTAAAACAATTTTACAATAACGTCCAGTAGGTTTACCTTTTTCGATCCGACCCAAACTATCGACGGTCGAAATAAAGCCGACATCGATATGGTTGTTATCGCGCTTTGTGCCGAATAAATCCTCGTCCTCTACGATAATTTGTTTTGGCATGCAAACAATTTCTATATCCTTTACTTCCGGCTTTTTGCGCCTTATGGAACCGGCTATATTTATTTTGTCAGTAAATGGCTGCAACCGCATACAAATTTCAACCGCCATCTTTTGAGCTTTATTTAATTCCATTTATAATTTTTCAAATTTGAAAGTGATATATTCCTTACCCTTTGGTACAATTACTTTTTTAATATTGGCCTCCATGATCCTGTTATCATTGAAGCCGTATTTTTTGGATATTATATCCTGTAAACTTTTGACGTTATTGTCATAGTCCGCGCCCCGGCTGCTTAATCCAAACTCATAGTAAGCCTTTAATAAGCCGTCAGGAATAACCAGGCCTTTAGGCAAAAGGCACGATACGGCAACGCAATAGTTTTTATGTTCATCTGTTTTTGACCGCCGCCCTTTCCATGCCTTATTCGTTGATAATGGTTTTATAAAAATGGTTACCGGTGTATCTTCCCTTACATCCAAAATTGCGTCGTAGGGATTGATCCCGAAACTGTTTGTTGATGGTGCTATCTTCACTACTTTTTTGTTAACCAGTTTTTCGGACTTGACAAATGCGCCGCCGTTAACCTGGATTAACCTCTTTCTTTTAATATCCTCGTTGCTCCAGTTATTCATTATTTTACCTCGTATTTGCAATGGTGGCATATTTGATATTCGTAATCAATCTCATCGTATTCGCGTCCGCAAGCCGGGCATGATTTATAACCACCGTTTTCATCGTCGAAATCATCGAAATTCAAACTGTCATCAAAATCTTCCATTTTTTTAATCTGATAAAGGATAACCCATTGTTAAAAATCTTTTTACTTTTTTAAAAAACTACCGGTTCGATCTCGCACCTTACCGGTAGTCACCTAAACCTTATCACAATCTTCCTCGTTTAAGAGGTAAGCTCTTTATGTCTGTAACCGGCTCATTTCTTCCTTTATGTAGCTCAACATCGACCGTAAAGCATCTATGCTGTGTACCAATGAACTGTTTTGCCGGGTTGTTAATGTCACATAATACACCTCGCTTTTTGCGCGGCCCCCGAAGATCATTTTCTTATCGGTTGCCGAAAATCCGGTGTACTTATTATCCTCGGCCAGTTGCATGATCTTTTCAGCGTATAAACTTTCAGCAAGGGCAACCGCGTGACTTGACGTGGCCAACAATGTCGTTAACTGCTGTAACTTCCCCGCTACCTCGTCGCCGTTGCTGCGGTCGATCTCCAGCGCCAGGGCTTTGCCGATCTGCTGGCATATCTCTTTTAAGTTGTCTATTTGATTTGCCATAGATCAAAATGGGAGACCCGAATCATCATGTTCTGTTACCGATTTCTTTTCGGGTGTCTGCGCCTGTTGATTATTGAAGTCGAAGTTTTTCCCTTGTCCTACATAAACCTTATTAGCTTTAGCGGCGCGTTCCTCTTTGGTCGGGTTTACATAAACCGTTACATCGTTGCCAAACTTGTCGGCCTCTTTTCTATCATCCACAACCAGGGAGATATATTTTTTGCCATTTTTATCACTCGTAGTGATTTTTTCTTTCGGCAGGTCGCTTAAACAAATTGATATTACTTTCATTTTTTTTAATTTACTAATACATAAAAGCTGGTTTGTCCATAATGTAAATACCATCGGTAAGCTCACAATGGAAGTCATAGGATTGATCGAAGCCGTCTATCAGGATGCAGCGGTTAAACTGGTCCAAAAGTTGGCCGTATTCCTGAAGCCCTTGCTCAATAAGATGCTTGTGCAAGCGGTGAACGGATATACCACCTTTGCGGTCAACCGCTATAATGTAGTACGGCATATTCCTTTGCTTTGCGGTAAGATATAGGGCTGCCTGTCCGTAATACCACATCTTAATTATTTCGCGCTGAAACGCTTTAGGATTAGCGTCCTTGCACGTGTTTACATCACAAAGGATTTTTTCGCTGCCGCCGTCAATGAAGCCCAGGAACTTAAAGTTTTTGTAATACCATTCGATGGGCTGCTCCTTATAGGTAAACTGGTTTAATATTTTAGCCGAAGCCCGGTTATTTTTTACGCCATTTGATATGGAAAGCGCGGTGCTGTAATCTTCCTGACTAACTACAATCTTGTCACCTATATCCATTAGGAAAACTTCTTTCCATTCCTTATAGGCTTTGGTTGCGCGAGGCTTTGCGCCGCCGATCTGACAACAGATATCAAAGTCCTCTAAAATCGCGTACCTGTTTTCAAACTCCTGTGGTTCTAATATCAGGCAATGAACAAGCGAACCGAAGGCCATAGCGTCCGTTTGCTTCTTTTCCCGGAACTTGTACTGTATAAAGTCGTTCGGGCTATCCTTGAACGCTTTAAGGGCGCTATAAGATAAATGCGTTTCGTGTGACATTAACCGGGCGATAAGACTATCGATCCTTTGGCTGCGGTTAGGAATGTCAACCAATACAATTTCTTCTTCTTGCTCTAAAACTTCCATGATTAAGCCATTACGGTTTTTAATTCAGCCTTGCGGTTGGTGAGTTTTTCCATGAACTTTTTATTGTTGTGCATTTCCGGGAACTCGTTAAAGATGCTCACCAGCATTTCGAGCGTATCAGCATCGGTAATCAGCGCCTCAACTTCGAGATCCAAGTCTTCATCAGTTACCTCAGGCGCTATAATCGGTTCTTCCTCATGGTCAATATCAATCGGCGCGGCGAACGTGTCATTGTTAAAGTCGTACCCGTCCTCATTTTCAACCCCGGCCAATCCAAAGGCTTTTTTCAAGGCGTTTGCTTCCGCAACCTTAACGATCATGGCCCCAGGGTGCGATTTCCATGCGTTATACCCCTTGTTGTAGGTATTAAAATCAGCCCATTCAACGGTCGGCTCACAGCCTTTTCTAAAGGCAATAGCATAAGCCCCCACAATGCCGCCTCGTGCCTTATTGTCAAACTTATGTTCAACTTTGCCGTTAGGAATGTCCATTGAAAAAACTTTATCATTGGCGCAAACATATCCTGAACGCAAGCCACCGTATACGGGTTGTTTTTGAGCGGCGATTAAAAAACCATCCCGGCCAGTAAAGATTAATACATTGCCCTTGTTGTCCTTATAGCACCATATCTCTTTATTGAACGGGTTAAGCCCTAAAGATTTGGCGAGGATCAAAAAATACTGAAGCTCGATATCGGTAACGCCTTTAGCAACCGTGTTTTTTATAATATTGATTTCTTCTCCTGAAAAATCTTTGATTGTTTGTAATCCAGTTTCCATGATATAATTTTTAGTTGTTTAATATTTAATTAAGCACATCCACTTTACGCCTGGGTTGTACATCTCTTTTCGGGCATCCTCAAATTGTGGAATGTTGCGTTTTAGCTTTTCAGATACATCATCCCGGCCAGTTGTCATTTTCATGATCTTTGGGTCGGTCGGCTTATGGATACCCATTTTAGGCTCCGGCTCCGTTCCGTTTTTAAATGTGTTTTGTAATTGTGTGTTCATAATTGGTTGGTTTAATTCATAAGTGAAATAAAATCGTGCCTGCCCATTTTATATAGGGCTTCAGCAGCTAAAGATTTATCGTCCATTATCGTATCGTCTTTCACATAAATTGTCCCGTTGTTTACAAAAGCATCAGATTCGCATTTGCCGGAAATAACGGGGTATTTTATATTAAGGGAAGATAGATGATAGGATATGCCCTCAACGTTTTTTGCACCCGTTCTTATGAATGGCTCCATGCCGCCGATATTTTCGAATGGAGATTTTACTAATCCTAAGTCCTGTAATTTCTTGTACCAATCGGCGGGAATAACCAACGCATCGGGCGCGGAAAATAGCATCCCACCTAACTTTTGTAATGTTGGCGTAGTAAACTTATGCCCTTCGTTTACCAATTCGGTTAAGCTTTCGATAATAGGAGCGTTTGTGGTTTCGGGCAGCCACGACATGTTTTCCTCACGCAGCAACCGTAAAAATATTGACGTTGGTATTCCGGCGCGAATAATATCGCGTATAGCCATCTGTATATAGCCGACCGACGTTAACCTATCCTCGCTTATGAAGATATCATTGAAATCAAAATCCACCTTTGTCCGGCTGGTTGTATCAAAGCAGCGTATGCCCTTGCGATAGATATTAAGATTGCTTTCTTCGGTTTTAAAGAATAGTCTAACCTTATCATTTTTCCACGATTCTTTACGGTAGAAGGCAAAATAACTATCGAATTTTAACATCACTTCTGATAGTTCGCCGTTCATTGGGATATAAACCACCGTTTCGTTTTCAATACCTTTAAATTGCGGTAACCACTCGGTTGTAATGGTATGGCCACCCTCGTCTATGGCATTGGATAAGATTTCCCTAACAGCCATCCACCCTGTCCATTTCGGCCCCATTTCGGTTGTTAAAGACGTTTCAGCCCCGTTTATGGTAATGATATTCACCGGATTTGTGCGGTGCATTTTAACGGTAAAATCAACCTCTATCTTGTCGTTTCCGCTTAATATGACCGGGGACGAACCGTTACGTAACAGCCACGCAAGCGCGTACTTCCAGCCACTACCGAACATACCTATTTTGCCGGTTTGCTCTCTTTTGGTGCTTGACCCGATTAGCGTTAAATCCTCAACGCAAATAAGTCCGTGATTAGTAATTTTCAAATAGTTCATACTGTTGTTTTTTTATTCATCCACCATTTACTTTTATTAGGGTCAACACGGCGGGGTGTTATCTTCTTTCGCCGGGTAAACATTACTATTAGTATGGCTTTTATTAGGTTCATTTTAAAATTGCTCGTAGCGTTCGTTTAAGTGCTTATTGGCCTCTTTAGCCAATGTATGAGTGCCGATTAGTGCCAGTATCAAAGCAATGATTACCAGCGCGAGTAATGATCCCACAACCCATAAAGCAGCATTAGGATAGTTCATTGATAAACCCGATAGGTAGAAACCAGCCCCGGCGCAAAAAATAATAGAACCGGTAATGATGATTAGCTTTTTCATTTTGTGGTTAGGTTAAGTTCTTTCTGTAATTCGGTTATCTTATCAGCTATGTCAAATTCACAGCAGTTATCAAGGGCTATTTTCTTTTCGCTTTCGTTTTCCAGGTCGGCGATAAAGTCCCAATCTTCGGCGGTTAAAATGTCAAACATCATAGCGCAACTTCCTTTCCTTTGTTGAGTTCAACGATTAGGTTATCGGCAATATTTACGGCTCCTTGGGGAAGTAAAGTTGTGTCATAACCACCGCAAGCAAGCATACCCTGTAAAACCATAGCGGCGAAGTATTCACGTTTAGACAAGCCGGGCATATCGGTTACAGATAGTTTTTCGCCACGGTCGCCTATTTCTTCCCAACCCATTGTTGGGTTTGCTGGTTCGTTTGGGTTCGTCATGGCTATTTGTTTAAAAATGAAGTGATATATTCTGCCGGGTCTTCTTCCAATAATTCCATTGGTGTGCGTGTGTCAACAATTTGCTCATGTACACCACCGTAGAAAGTATCGCGGGTATCATTGTAATCTTCTATGATGTGTATACAGATAGCCTCTTTGCTTACCGGGGCCTCGTAAAACTCACCGAATTGATCGAAGTAGCCTATAAAGTACCCGTTTCCGTGATCCTCGTAATCTTCGAGGGTGAATTTCTTTTTAGGTACTAAGGCCATTTTTGCCCTCTGTAATTTTGTTGGGTCTGGATTAATCGCTATATTCGCTCTCATATTACATTTGGTTTATGAAGTGGCGGTTTTCTTTCAGGTTGGCCGCCATTTCTGTTTATACTACTTTTCTTAAAATCGTTTTTGCCTTGAAATATTTATCGATGTTGCTTTTGTAGAAGCGGATATCCTTGCAGCCATCCTGGAAGTACCCGATTTCCTCTTTCCGGGCGTTTAGCCAGTCCTTGCCGAAGCCGGTGTAATCCTGCGCGTCTTTCATGCTTAACCAGCGGTCGCCGTCCTTTTTGGTGGCTTCCTCTATTCTGTCAAGCCGATCCATCAACTTTTTAAAGGCCGGGCTTTCTATTACTATTACGTCCATCAGTTTAATTTTTGGGTTTCTATCAATTTCTTCAAAGGCTCCAGTTGCTCGTATTTTTCTTTAAGCACTAAATATTTATGCTCAACCTGATTGTACTGCTTTTCCAATTCGAGGTATCTTTTGAGCCAGTTGATCTTCTTTTCGGTTATCATGCTTCCCTCCAAATATTTATGCCGCCATCAGCTTTATTGGTTTTGAACTTTTTCTCCGAATAGTTATGGATGGCGGTTATTTGGGTGCGAACGGTTGCTGCCCTTTCGAGGGGAACAAACCAACCGCCCTGCTCATCGCTAACCGCCTGCTCGTTTAAAATTTGTGCAACTCCATCCTTAGGCAATTCCCGCAATCTTTCGGCTATTTCTGCCTCATTTTGACTTTGGGTGATTTCACGGTGTGACATATAAGTTTTTTGTATATATATTTGACGTTTACTAATTACTTAGACAAATGTATATCATGTATGCGATATTATCAAATAATTTATCGCAATAAGGATAAAATAAATGCAAATGATTGATAATCAGCAAAATAAAATTCAATTAAGGTTTAAAGCGATTCGAAAACACTTTGAAATTGGGCAGGTTGAGTTTGCAAAAAAATCAGGTCTTACACAAAGTCAGGTTTCAGAAATAGAGGGTGGTAAGCGGAATATCACGCCTGCGATAAGCATATTATTGGAAGATAATTTGAATATTGACCGAAAGTGGCTCGAAACTGGAGTTGGTGATATGTTTAAATCAAATGCCTTAAACGAACCGGCGGTAGAGTACAAAACAAACAAACCGCAGTCAAATGCTATTTTAATAGGGGAGATAAACGACCCGGACGATGAAAGCCCATATTACGATTTGGGCAACGGTCAGTTTATAATGGTGGTCCCCATAGTCCCTATTAAAGCCCAAGCGGGTTATATAAAGCATTACTATGATGAGCAGTATATATCCGAAAACTTTACTCAAAAACATTCCTTTGCCGTGAGCAGGGTTTACCGGGGGAAATACATGGCCTTTATTAATGAGGGCCACAGCATGGATAACGGTGTAGCGGGGGAAGCAATATTAGAGGGGAGTACTGTAACTGGCCGGGAGATACAGAAAGTCCATTGGCGCAATAAGTTCCACATCCACCGCTATAAGGACTATGTGATAGTACATCAGGATGGAATCTTCACCAAGCGCATCACGCATCACGATACCGAAAAGGGTATTATCACCTGTCATTCTCTCAATCCTGATAAAGAACTTTACCCCGACTTCGATCTTAACCTCGATGAATGTTTGCAGATACTAAATATCGTTAACGTAACCGACCCCAGGTAATGCCAAGAACAGTAATACCCAAAACAGAACGTGCCAAGCGGTTTAAGACGTACCGAAAGTATAAATTGCTATCACAGGCTGATATGGGAAAAGTCCTTAACAAAAGCCAGGTAATGATAGGTCGTTACGAGCGCGGCGAAAAATCAATCCCCGATCAGGTGATAAACGATCTGCACGATAAATTAGGAATGTCATTCGAATTTTATTACGAGGGAAAAACGCCCCATGATAGCAAGGGGGGCAAAACAAGTATGGTTACTGACGTTCACCAGTTAACAGACACGATTACAAAGCAGGGTTACCGAATTGACGACCTTGAAAAAATGGTAAAAAAACTATATAACGATTTTTATGCCGACAAAAATAAGGTTAGCTAAACATATCATCCGCCGCCGCGTCCAGTTCTTCATCCCGCGTTAACTCAAATATATATTTTTGGTGTTCTTTCAAATCGCTGTGGCCCACCAAGTCCATACTTAAATTCAGATCCCCCTTTGCCCGTTCAATCGCCAGCCTTGAAAAAGAGTGTTTGGCAATATGGGTGCTTGCTGTTTTTGTGATACCAGCCTCCGCAGCTATTTCTTTAAGCATTCCATTTATACGGGTAACTATACTGCTGATGTGCTTTGCCCGGCTCTTTAAATTTTCCTCTCTGTGTTTCGCCAACAAGGCTAAGTTTTCTTCAGCGGACAGAAATTTATTTTCTATAAACTCCGTTTCTTTCCAATTGAAAAAAGTAAAAAGATATTCGCGCCCATCCAAATAACGGTTAACGATTTCTAAGGCATCAGGTACCAACTTTATATTAAACAGGTGTTCTGACTTTTCGCTCTCATACACATAGCGCCCGTTTTTAAATTGGGATTGCTTTATCTGTATCACATCCCCGATCCGCATACCTCTTAAATAAATAGCCAGCATAAACATATCCTGGGCTTGCTTTTTTTGCCCGGTTGCCTCAACCTTTTTAAACGCCGCTATTTCCTCTTTGGTCAGTTTGGTTTTGATCGACCGCCCGGCCTTTGGTAATTTGTACCCGTGTAAATCTTCGGATTTGGTATCTAACTTTTCGCGGGCCGCAAAGCTGGACGCAAAGCGGACGATCTTTAAGTACATGCGTACCGTTGACCGGGTGCAGTTATCGTGTTTCTTGACAAAAGCCTCTACGTGTTTTTTAGTGATCTCGCTTGACCGGAGATCGCCAATACCCGAATATTTAATAAAGCGGTTTAACTTATGCTCATACACCACCATTGACGCGCCGCTTTTTAGCGACGACACATATAATTTACAAATTTCCTTAAATGATAAGCCTTCTTTTTTCTGCTCCGGCTCAATACCCTTTTTTAAGTTTTCAAAATAATCTATAAAGTCGCGCTGGAGATTAAATTTATTTGTTAAAATAAGTTGCTCAACCCGGTTTAATTCGTTGGAAATCTTTATATTTATCAGGGCATAATTACGGATCGATCGCGGTTTTACCCGGTTGTTCTTTTCATCCCATTGTTCAGGCGTAACATTCGCCAGCGTTCTTTTATAAGGCTTACCGTCATACACCGATATTACGACCGGGGAAGTTCCGTCAGCGTTTATCTTATTGGTGTAATGGATTATCTTAACAGATGGCATGGTGTACGTTTGGTGCGCGTAAAGTTACACCAAAAACGTTTAACACCGTCTAATAAAAAATAAAAGTGTTTAAATTTAGCTATAAACGCGGTTTTAAAAGGTTGTTAATATTGAAGGCAAATCCTATTGGGATCTTACTATAGCCGTTTCTAAGCAATTAGAGCGGCTTTTTTAGTTTTGGTGTACGTTTGGTTAAACTTTTAATTGCGGCGAATAAGCCAAATAAAAAAGCCACGCTATTACACCTGGCCAGCCACGATTGCAATGTAAGGGGCTTATACGTAAAATGGCTCACATTCAATCGCTACTTGAGCGGTATCTTTTTGAACTGTGCCACCAATGGCAGCGCCGTTTGTAACCCAAATTTGGTAATCATCTTCATAATCCTTATTGAATTTATAAAAGGCTTGCGTCCCGGCATTAAATATTTGCCTTCCATTTTCAAGAACGCCGCCGTTTTCCTCGAACTCGGCAACCGTTACGTAAATTGTTTTTCTCATGTTATATATGTGTAAAGATGTTCGCGGGTTGTACTGTGTTTTTCATTCTGCTTTCAATATGTGGGCGTAGTCGTAAATGTTGCCGATAATTTCAATGGTTGATGGTACTGAAAGGCAAGCATCGTTATTAAGGTACGTTTTGTTTTCATTAAGCGTAAAGCCTTGATTTTTCCAAACAACAAAGGTTATATATTCTCCAATCTTTTTCATGCCTTTTACCTTAACGGCATCTCCTTCGTATATCTCTACGCCGTTCTTATCCTTTAAGCCGGTGTATTGCATCAAAACGTTGCCGTCTGCCATCCCCTTAGATGTTTCACCGTCAAGGTGGCAAACGCTATCGGGTGAAACCATTTTATTAAAATGGCCGTCCCACATGCGAAATTTTATTTCTCTATTCATATTTTTACTTTTTAGTTATTTACCGCAGGGTGGTAGGGGTTAAGCCCGGTTAAAGGGTTTCGCCAGTATTTAAATAATGTTGAATTTGCCGATTTTCAAAATCTTCACGGCAATGAAATTTCATATCTTCGATAGTGTCCTTATCAAAGAAACCATCGCTAACAGTTCCGGCCTCGGTGGTTACGCTTTTAATGATCGCGGTATTGCCGTCTACATCGCTCTCGATCTCGTAACCTACCGTGTAATTTCCGTATTCAATGTACCTTGCCATCTTCTTAAGTTATTAAAGGGTTAATAGATTTTTAATTAGTTTGATTGTTAATCTTCGTTACCCTCTTCTTCAAGGTCTTG